CAACCGCTGGGTGATATCGGTATCCCAGACCCCTTTTTCTACGCTTACTTCGAAGACGATTTCCTCCCCTACAACGCGGCGATCTACACGGTTACCTCGGCGGGCGGTGGTACGGTCGCCGCCACGGCTGCCAAGGGCAGCGGCGGCAGGGTCTTGATGTCCACGGGCGCAGCCGCGAATAGTTTCGAGGAACTTCAGCTCCCCGTAGCCTCTTTCCAGTACACCGCGCAAAAGAAGCTTGCCTTCCTTACCCGTCTCCAAGTGGACAACATCACCAACGATGTGTTCATTGCGGGTCTCATCAATACCACCGCGACCCCATTCACGGCCGTTGCGGATGGCATCTACTTCACCAAAGCAGCCGCCAGCACCAACATCGTGGTGAACGTGGTGACAGGCAGCGTGGTGATTGGTACTGCCACTATTACCGGTGCCTTGACGGTCAATACGGACATCGACTTGGGCTTCATGGTAGACCGTCTGGGTAACGTGAAGATCAGCTACGGCTTTAGTCTGGAGGGCGTACGTCGTCAGAACTTTGCCACGCTCGTACCGGATTTGGCTATCTCCGCTTCGGCCCTCACGGGCACTATCACTGCGGCTCTACTCAATCCCACGGTGGCCATCGGTAACGGCGCAACTGCGTCTCCGATCACTGGTGTAGTGGACTTCCTCTTTGCAGCGCAGGAACGCTAGGAGTATGTATGGCCGCTCCGACTCGTTTCACTGCTGGGCTTACGCAAGCTGCTAAATGGCAGCCGCTTGGGGATATTGGTATCCCCGACCCATTCTTCTATGCATGGGAAGGGGATGACTTCCTCCCGTACAACCCTTCGCTATATACCGTCACGGTGAATGGCGCTGGTGGGTCTATTGCCGCTACGCCCGGGTCTGGAGGTCGTCTCCTATTCACTACAGGAGGCACTCCGGGCAATAGCGTGTCTATGCAGAACACTATTGCCAGCTACCAGTACACTCCCGGTAAGAAGTTGGGATTCCTCTCTCGTATCCAGTTGTCAGACAACACCAACCCATATGGTGTCCTTGGACTGATCCAGACTACGACCACTCCCAACACCGTGGTCAATGGTTGGTACTTCAGCAAGGCCCCGGGCGGCACGGTCATCCTGTTCACCATCGTCAATGCTTCGGTAGTCGTTGGCACGGTGACGGTGGGTAATGTTGCCCCAGCTAACTTCGATGTGGACCTTGGCTTCGTGGTGGATCGTCTGGGTAACACCAACATCTTTGTGGGACACAACATCGAGGGAGCATTGCGGGAGGACTTTGTAACCATTGGCCCGACTGCTAAGATTCCAGCTAGCAGCTTGACCGGAGCCCTTCCCACCACCCTACTCAATCCCACCCTGTCCCTGACTACTATCTCGGGCGTTCAGACAGGTATTGGGGACTTCCTCTATGCGGCTCAGGAGCGGTAACTATGGCCTTCGCCTTTAATACCCAAGTGATGCGAGATGGGTATCGAAACTTCGTTATCCGCCTTACGGGAACTTGCGTTGCTGGTGATGCGGACCTAGCCCCAGCGGTGCTCATCGACGTAACCACTCTGAATCCTCCCTGCTCCCTGCTTCGAGTAGATAGGGTTAAGTACTCGCTCCCTAATGGCAGCCCCTTGGACATTCAGCTCTGGTGGCAAGCTACTTCTAACGTACTTTTCGAGGGTATGTCAGGCGGCGATGACATGGACGTCTGGAATTTCGGTGGCCTCTTTCCACCTAATGTAGCGGGCCTTACCGGCAATATCATGTGGGGGACTAGTGGTGCAACTAGTGCGGAACCAACGGCAAACACAGTCCTCACTTTTGCAGTCATCGTGGAGTGTGTAAAGCTTCAGCCTAAGTATCCGAAGTAAGGGGCGGGAATGGCCACCAGTGTTTCCAATACCGCCTATGGCATTATCAATGATGCCTACCATGATGCCGGCCTGTTGCAGCTAGGCGACAACGCGAATAGTCAGCAGTTGGCCGACAGCATGCGTACCTTGAATGACATGATCAACCTCTGGCAGACCCAGGGGTTGAAGTTGTTCCTGCAAGAGGAGATCAATGTACCTCTTACAGTCGGCCAAACGCTCTACGGCCTTGGCCCGGCAGGACCGGCCGTGGTCATGGCGAAGCCTACACGCGTCCTGCAAGGCTTCATCGTAGGCCCCGGTAATGTCCGTCGTCCCCTCGTGATGATCAGTCGTGATGAATGGGAGCGCCTATCCCAGATCGTTGGGAACAACGGCACCATCAATTCCTTCATGGTGGACAAGCAGACAGCTGTCCTCAATCTCAATCTGTGGCCAGCCCCAGACGCTACGGAAGTGCTCAACACCGCAACCTTTCTGATGCAGATTCAGGCCCCGAACCCGGTAGCCCTGACGGACTCTATGGGGTTCCCGCAAGAGTGGCGTATGGCGCTCCGTTGGGGGCTTGCAGATGAGTTGGCCACAGGGCAGCCCCAAGTCATCATGGACCGCTGTTTCAAGAAAGCCACCATGTACCGCGAGGCGCTGGAAGATTGGGATGTCGAGGATGCTCCAACCTTCCTCAATGTGGATAGTCGCTTCTATCAGAGCTATGGCAGGTTCCGCTAATGCCCCAGCAGAACACCGTCGCCATCCCCCAACGGCTACCCCTGATTGTGGGACCGGAGAATCGTGACAACTCCACAGCGAAGGATTCCCGCCTGATCAACTGCTTCATGGAGCGGGACGAGGCGGGGGAGATCAACTTGTACCGCCGCCCGGGGATGCTGCTTTGGATCAATCCCGGCAGCATGAGTCAGGCTGGACAAGGCGTCTACTACTGGAATGGTCAGGTCTATTCCATCTTCAATGGCATTCTGTATAAGAACGGGACGCAGATTGCCACTGGCCTAGACAATGCAGGTGGGGTGTATTCCTTCAGCTCCAACATGGGAGCTAACCCGGACCTCGTCTTTCAGAATGGGAATCAGGGCTATGCTTGGAATGATACTTTGGGTTTGGCTGGCCCCCTGCATACCCTTTCCCCCAGCTATCCCCAATTCACCGTCAAGGGTCTGTCCTACCTCGACGGAACCATGTATGTGTGTCAGCACTTCTTCGGCACCTCCATCACCCCTGCCGTCATCTGGGGATCAAAGATCAATGATGTGCGCTCAGCTGGTGCGTGGGACCCACTGAACTTCATCACAGCGCAGATCACTCCCGACTCTGGTGTATACCTCGCCAAACAGTTGGTTTATGTCATCTGCATGAAGGAGTGGAGTACCGAGGTATTCTTTGATGCAGGCAATGCGACCGGCTCTCCTTTGCAGAATGCGACCAACGCCAAGCTCAACTATGGTTGCGCCAGCGCCGACTCGGTGCAGTCCATCAATGAAGTCCTCCTGTGGATCTCGACCAACCGGTCGGCCTCCAATCAGATTGTCCTATTCGACAAGCTCCAGATGAAGGTGGTCAGCACGAAGGCTATCGACCGCCTGCTGAATCAGATTGATTTGACCACGGTGTACAGCTGGCAGATCAAGCTCAATGGACATTCCTTCTATGTCCTAACCATCAAGAATGCCAACCTCACCCTGGCCTACGATCTCGACCAAGAGATGTGGAGTCAATGGACAGACGCCAATGGGAACTACGTGCCCATCGTAGCCTCCACTCGTGATGGGGCCGGTAACCACATCCTCCAGCATGAGACAAATGGCAACTTGTACTACGGCAGCAGCCTGTACACCACGGACAACAGTGCCCTGATCCCCATCACCATCATCACCCCAGAGTTTGATGCCAATACTCGCCGCAGGAAGCAGCTAGGGGCAATGTTCTTTGTGGGCGATCAAGTCTCGGGAAGCTCACTGAATGTCTATGTGAGTGACGACAACTACCAGACATGGAGCCAACCCCGTACTGTGGATCTCGGGCAGAAACTCCCGACACTTCCCCAGTGCGGCACCTTCCACAAACGTGCCTTCAAGTTCACCAAGAACGATAGCGCGGCTTGGCGTCTGAGTGCCGTTGAATTGCAGTATGACATTGGGACGCTCTGATGGCCAATGTCGCCTCGACCAATGTGCCTCCGGTCCCCAATGAGCACAACATCCTCAGTGTGCCCGACTCAAAAGTAGACAAGACTAATTACACCGTCACGATGAGTCGGATTAACAATGTGTGGACCAAATGGTTCATGGATCTTCGGACGAAGGTCAATACCATCAATGCGGCCAGCATTAGCCTTGCCAACATCACGACTCCCGGCACCGTGGTGTCCAATGGAGGAGGCAACTTCGCCACGGAAGCTCTCCCGACTGGGACCTACGGAGATACTACCCATGTGCCGCAAGTCACCGTGGGAGCCAATGGCTACATAACTAATATTACGAACGTTGCACTACCCGCCAGTGGAACGGTTACCTCTGTGGGGTTGGCAGCGCCTACCCAATTTACGGTATCGGGGTCCCCAGTCACCACTAGCGGTACGCTGACTCTTGCCTGGAATACTCAGACGGCCAACACAGTCCTCGCGGGGCCTACCACCGGAGCCGCTGCCGCCCCCACCTTTAGGGCGCTCGTTCCGGCAGACTTACCTCCATTCACATCGTCATTCAAGAATAAGCTGATCAACGGTAACTTCGACTTTTGGCAGCGTGGCATTACATCTGCGGCGGCTGCGGTAACGCGTTATCTCGCAGACCGATGGAAGGTTGAATGTGCGGCAACGACCGCAGCTATATCACAACAGGCTTTTGCACTCGGACAGACAGCAGTCCCAGGTGAGCCTTCATTTTTTCATCGGACAGTAGTGGCGTCAGTAGCCGGCGCAAGTAATTTTTGTATATTCGATCAATCTATTGAAAGCGTGCGTACATTCGCAGGCCAAACCGCTACGCTTTCGTTTTACGCAAAGGCTGACGCCACAAAGAACATGGCAGTGGAGTTTAGCCAAGTTTTCGGCTCCGGCGGTTCACCTTCCGCACAGATTACTGGCATCGGTGTAACAACTATTGCGCTGACATCCGCGTGGCAGAAGTTTACTGTTACCGTTGCTATCCCAAGTATTGCCGGTAAAACTGTCGGCACTAATGGCGATGATAGGCTGATAGTTGCGTTTTGGTACGACGCAGGAACATCGTTCAATGCGCGCACCAATTCACTTGGCCAGCAATCCGGAACATTCGATATTGCCCAGTTGCAGATGGAACCTGGGATGGTCGCCACGCCGTTCGAGGTTCGGCCTCTTCAGGTCGAATTGGTGATGTGCCAGCGGTATTACCGGGAATTCAACACAGGCGTAGGTTGGGCACAAACCACCGGCTTGTTTGTTACGTCATTCGTCTGGAATATGCGCGGAGTGCCTGCTGTGAGCCTAACGGCACCACTCACGGTGACCACCACAGCGGCGGATACAACACAGTCAAGTGCGTCTGTGATTCTCAATGCCGCGACACCACTAGGTGGTCACGTATCGTTCCCTAATTTTGCGCTTACTGCCGGTGCGTCGTACACCATTCACGCAATAAGTAGCGGTCGACTCAAGGTCGACGCGGAGCTTTAACCATGGCCTATCAGTACACTGCCAACCCGGACATCATCGTCGACATCGACACGGGTACGTCGATCCCGCTAGGTCACTACCTCTGGCCAGCGGACGGCACGCCCATTCTGCCCGCGCCGGCACCTACCATGCAGATGGTCGCTGACGCGATCCGTGACGGCATCCAGGCATGGCTCGACGCCACTGCGCAGCAGAACAATTACGACGATGCGGCCTCGGCGGTGAGCTATGCCGGTGACCCCAACGCGACCTTCAACGCCGATGGTATCGCGATTCGCGATTGGCGCAGCGCGGTATGGACGGCTGCGTATATACTGGAAGCCACGCTAAGGGCCAATCCACCTACACCCTGGCCGACTTCTGCTCAAATTATTGCGCAACTGCCCCAAGCCAGTTCTTATGGCTGGGTTAACCGCCTAGGAGGTACCCCATGAATGGCCCAGATTGGCAGATGCTCGCACAATGGCTCTTGGGGGTCGTAACAGCTCTGGTGGGTTTTTATGCCAAGGCAATCTCTACCCGAGTCACTAAATTGGAAGCTGATCAAGGGAACCTTCATGCCTTGGTCAAGGGCGACTATCCCACTCGGGAAGAGATAGCCCGTTCATTCACCCGGGTGGAGGAGGGCATCCGTGCCATCACTTCCCGCTTGGACAACCTCATCGACCACAATCGGGGCTGATACATGGAAGAAGAGTTAGTGAAGCTACGGGAAGCACTTCAAGGCCATAATGAAGTGATGCGACGTCTCCATGAGGGTCAAGGTAATACCAACACACAGAATATGACCATCCACTATGGCACCAAAGCCATGTGGGTAGCGGTGTGGTTAGCTACTACGGCCTGCCTTATTATGTATTTACAGGGACAACAGGACCGGGATAAGTTGGCTGCTATGCAGGTTCAACTACTCGATACCTCTCGGAAATTGGATGTAGCGCAAGATAAATTGTCCATTGTCCTCCAATGGGCACCTAACCTCCGCGATGAGGTCAACAAAGAGATGAAGGAGAAGAAGTGATGTCGACCGTAATCATTGGCGGCGGTCCCCGTCCGCAGGCTCGCATCGTTGCAGTGTCGGAATTGGATGGGGCAGGCACGCTATTGAATAGCGTCACCTTTGAAATCCGAGACGGCGCGGAAGTATGCATGTCTAACATCTCGAAACTTTCCTATGCCCGTGCCCTCCTCCCGCTTGTCCAGTCGGGGGAGTAATGGGCCAACTGACCGGGCGTAGTGCCCCCTCCCTAGCTGACATCAAGCTAGCGCAGGATCTGCTCGGTGCAATGCCGCAGATCCAACTGGAAGTGAAGCATCACTTCAGTGATGGGGTATACGCCCGGGAAGTTCGCGTTCCCGCTGGTTGCAGATTGGTGGGAAAGATTCATAATACTCGGCATCTCAACATCTTACTTTCCGGGACCATGACCATATGGTCTGTGCATGGTAAGATGACTATCACCGGCCCCAAGATTTTCGAGAGTCTCGCCGGAGAAAAGAAGGTAGGGTTGGCTCACACTGATTGTCGTTTCCTGAACATCCATCCGACTGAGGAAAAGGATGTGGGGAAGATTGAGGGTGAGGTAATTCGACCAGAGGAACAGACTGTGTTGTTCCCTGAGTTAGAGAATGAAAAACTCATCAGGAGTGAACACATATGTCTTGGGGAATGGTCGCCGCTGCCGGCATTACCGTAGCTGGCAGTATGTTGTCTAGTGGTGGTGGCGGGGGAGGTGGCTCCTCGGGAGGCAGCAGCTCCACTCAGGCTTACGATCCCTACGCCCAGTACCGCCCCGCTGCGGCTAAGCAGCTCAATACCCTCATGCAGAATCCTGGATCAGCCGCAGATACTAGCTATGGCCGAGCCATGCAGCAGGCCGCAGCTCGGACCATGGCAGCTCAGGGGTACACTGGATCAGGCAACGCTATCGTAGCCGCAGCCAATGCGGGCGGTACTGCATACCAGCAGGAATTCAATAACCTCGTCACGCTGGCAGGCGCGGGCCAGTCTCCGGCTAGTGCTCAGGCGGCTGCTAATCAGCAAGCCAACTACCAGCAGGGTCAGAGCAATCAGATGTGGGGGCAAGTGGGCCAGCTAGTGGGCAGTACCGTCAATAATTGGGGTAGTAGCTCTGCGGGACTCACTAATGGCAGCGCCATCCAGCCCATCTCGGGTGTGAGTGCCATTGGCACCAATGAAATCCAGCCCACTACCTTCTAAGGAACCATCATGAATCTTATGGGTGGCCTTGAGGCCCTAGCCAACTTCGGAACCGGGTACAACACCGGGCAGCAGCAGTCCATCGATCGTGGCTACCAGAACCAGATGAATGCTGTGGCGGTGGATACTGCGCAGACTCAGAATGAGCAGATGCATAGCGCACTGGATAAACAGTCGCAGCTGAATGACATGGCGATGAAGCTATTCAGCCCCGCTACGTCTGATCCACTTAATCCCGGCAAACCCGCTGGGCCGGGCGGTGCGCCACAGGGCCCCGGAGGCCCGGGGGCTTCCGCAGACCAGTCCATGCCGAATGGTCCAAGCGCTGCGGGGCAGGCGACCGACATCTCCTCCCCCGTAGACAAGTTAAATGCCTTGGCTACTAAAGCGGCGGGTATTGGGGATCTGGCCTCCGCTAATCAGCTATGGACCAACGCCAGCAACATGGCGACGAATCAGTTCAAGCAGCAGCAGGAGCAGGCCGCCACTCAGGTTGCCCAAGTTAAGGCCACCATTGCCTCCCATGGTTTCGTAGCGCAGACAATGGGGGCTGCGACCAATGCAGCTGAGTGGCAACAGGCGAAGATGGCCGTCCTCTCTTCCCCAATCGTTCCTCAAAACGAGAAAGAAAATCTAGCCCGCATGCCTTATTCCCCACAGGGGGCGGACATGATCCGTCGTACGGGAATGACTAGTGCGCAGCAGGGCACGGAGCAACTGAAGCAACTGGAGTTCCAGGAGAAGCAGCGTCAGGATGCTTACAAAGACATGCTTGACACCAGCCGAAAAGATTCCCAGAACGCTTACGACCAAGCGCGCATTGAGCATCTGAAGAACCAAAATAAGGTGGGCGCTGCCGGTAAGGGCCCCAGTCGAGATGAGGTTGCTGCTGCCTCTAGCTTTGTGAAGGATCAGATGGGCCCGAACGTGGATACGTCCAGCCCGAACTTCCAGCAAGCGGTCCAGTCCATTGCTGCTCGTGCCAAGCAGATTGCGAACACCAATCGAGCTATCACGTACCCGCAAGCAGTCCAGCAGGCTACGGATGAGGCCCAGAAAAATCATGAGTTTACTCAAGCCATAACGCCGCAGGCCACTATCCTGAGCATGAAGATTCCGGGAACGGGGGGTGAGGTTGATAAGACCCGGAAGACTTTCTCTCCCCAGGGAACTACCAAAGATTCGGCAATGGATCTTCCTGCAAGTCGGGCAGACCTGATTCCGGGCAAGTGGTACAAGTCAGCGGATGGTCGCGTGGAGCAGTACAACCCGCAGGGGCAATAAATGGATTCCATCTTTGACTCTCTCCAGTCCCCTGATTCCGGTCAGTCACCTCCGGATCAAACGGATGTCGATGCCCTGACTGCCCGAGCCACTCAAATGGCCAATGAAGGAGGTCCGGGCGCGCATGCGGCAGAGGCAGAGGCATGGCTCAAGAGTCAGATGCAGCAAGCCGGCGCGCAACCCACCACCAGCATCTTCGATTCCTACTCAGGTGATGGCTCATTGCCTGCTCCGAAGGAAACCAAGCCCAGCAAAAGTCAGTCTATCTTCTCGCAGGTTGGGGAGACTCCCAGCAAGCCTACTGGCCGCGCTGACTCTACCCAGTCCTACATCGATGCCGCTAAGCAACTCGCTGCGGGCACGGTGCAAGCGGGCGGTGAGTACGCTGAGCATGCCACCGATGCGATTGCCAATGCCTTCGGACAGGCAGCCTCTTACATCAAGAATTTCGGCAAGGAGCATGAGACCTTCGATGCGGGCATGGTGACTCCGCAGGAACGTGCTGCTGCCAAATTGATGGGCATCTCCGACATTGGTCTGACGCATGGGTCTGTCTACAAGATGACTCCCGAGCAGCGTCAAGCTCTTGATGATCAGACCATGAAAGCGTGGGGCCTGACCCCTGAGCAGGAACGGGCTCGCGTCGAGGCCAATATGGCTGGCGATCTATCCAGCCCCGATGTCGTGGGAGGCACACTCAGCCAATCCCTGATGGCCAACCTCGCAGAGAAGGCTGCCAACCCCCGCATGGCGGACACTCGTAAGTATTACGAGATCCAGGACACTGTCCGGGCGATGGACATCACGGCCCATCCCGACCAACACGCCCCCGATGAGGTCAAAGCAGCGGCGACTCGCATCCAGTCCCTGAAGGACAAACTGAGCCCCAATACTTGGGATCAAGTCAAGGATATGTGGAAGCAGGCTGTGGCTGAGCCGGGCAAGACGGCGAAGTCCTTGGGCTACGGATTCCTGATTGACCCTGAGCTGGCTCTAGCGCCCGAGGCTAAGTTGGGTACTCTGACCTATGGGGCAAAGGAAGCCGCCGCACTGAGGGCCGCTCAGACAGGCCGTGACCTACAAAAGACGGCGAGGGCAGTCGAGTCCGCTGCAACAGGAACTTCCACGGCTGCTACAGCGGCGTCGGAAGCTGCCCAACGGAGCGGGGACGTGTACGGGCGAGTCGCGGCACGCGCTGAGCAGGCGGCAGCCGGTGCGAAGCAGGGCCGCTCGATCTTCGACACCCTCTCCTCGGTTGGTTCTGGGGCAGGCATCAATGCCGGTATCGCTGCCTCCCAACAGGAAACTGAGCAAGGCTATGTTCGTGAAGGCTCCCTCGGTGCCCCTGTCATCGCTGGTGGAGTGATTGGTGGAGTTGGCCACGCTGTAGCCGGTGCCCTAACTCGCCTCCATCCCGATACCACCACTACTGCTCCCGCAGCTGGAAGTCCCGATGCTACCGGAAAGATCAAGGAACCCGGTGCCCCGCTCCCTCCGGAAACTCCTGTATCCAAAGAGGGAACCGTCCCGTACTACGGCGGCGTCAGTGCAGACGGTAAAATTATTCATCTTGATGAGAACACCCCCAATCATGTGCCTGTCACTAATCGTGACGGTGCATCCGTCAATGTCCCCGCGAAAGAGACAGTTGCCTATCACGAGTCCGTCGAATACCCCCTGATGCATCTGGAGGGGCCGGTCAATCCTGCACAGATCCAACTCATCAAGGATCGCATGGGCCCCCATGTGTACTTCGAGCCGGGCGTCGAGGAGAAGTTGCTCAAGGGCGAATCGCTGACCTATAGCGAAGCCCATGACGTAGCCACTCGCTCCGAAAATCACCTCGTGGAATCCCTCTACAATGTCGATAGCAAGAAGTATCAAGAGGCTCTCAAGCCTTACATTAAGAAGGTTGGGGAAGCTTCTAAGTCTGCTACTGCCTCCGACATACCCATAGATTTGGATACGAAGCCCTATGACAACATGGGCTACCCCGAACAGTTGAAGGGAGCTGGGGCACGGCCTGATATCGATCAGGGCCAGCGGGGCGCTGCGGACAAGCGACTCATTGCCACTGGAGCTGTTGCTGGTACAGGAGCAGCTATCGGTGCGGCTGCTGCGGGTCCAGACAATCGTACTGCTGGGGCTGTAGCAGGCGGACTGGCTGGCCTAGCGCTGTCCTCCCTGCACTGGGGTAGTGATATTGGGGCAGCGGGACTGGGCAAGAAAGAGGCTGGTATGTTTGCTGGCCCCACTGCCCGTACTTGGTCCCCGACCGAGGAGCGTGTAGCTACCAGCATGGAGCGTTTGGGCAAGTCCCCCGAGGACATTCACCGTATTACTGGCATGTCTCGGGATGCCGAGGGCAAGTGGACCAAGGAGATTGATGACTCCAAGATGCATGTGTTGCCCCTAGACCATCCTAATTGGGAACGCGCCAAGAAAGAGCCAATCCCCCTCTCCACTCTGGTAGATCATCCCGAGTTGGACAAGGCATATCCCGGCTTGCTGGACAAGGTGAAGATTTTCATCAATCCGAATATGGAGCCGGTTGGGTCTTTCTTGCGAGATCAAAATACACTCGTCCTGAAAGATCCGAAGTACCTGGAGCAGTTGGCCCAGAAGCGCCCAACGATGGCTCCTAAGTCTGTCATTGCCCACGAATTGCAGCACTCACTGCAAGAAACGGAAGGTCGTCAGCTGGGCACCAATGTGGGGTATGAGACGAAACGCCTCACGGACGTGCGGGGCTATTTGGAAGGTCGCCAAGAAGACCTTTACCAGAAATGGCGCGAAGCCAGCATGACTGGGGATGATGCCAAGACGGCTGCCCTCGACAAGCAGTTGCGGAAGGTATCCGATCAGATCGACCGCCTGCCCGAGAAGGCCAAGTGGAACTATGTGGCTAATGCTGGCGAGACGGAGGCCCGCAATGTGCAAGCGCGCCTTGGCCTATCCCCAGAGGAGCGGGCAGCTAAGTTGCCCAGCAAGACAGAGGATGTGCCTCGGGCGAATCAGCGAGTCAATAAAGAGTCGGGGCAGATCGACCCCGAACTTCTGAAGAAGATGGCCAAAGTCACCGGCCTGACCCTGCTCGGTGGAACCCTCGGGGCTGCATCCAACAAAGACAATCCGTTGGGTGGGGCGAGCTTGGGAGCACTTGCCGCTCTAGGCGGAGCAGAAGTCTTCCGCCGCGCTTTCCCCGACTTCAAGATGAGCGACACCGTACGTCGCCGGGAAGGTGTGACTAGCAATAAGCTGTTCAACACTCAAGAGGGCTCAATCAAGGTAGGTGAGCGCTACACCTATCAAAAGATCAAGCAAGTTCAGAATCTTGCCAAGAAAGGAGCGGACCGTGATGCGATCACGCACGCCATCCAGTCCGACAACGTGAAGTCCCTCGCTCCGAATGTGCGGGCCGCCGCGAAGATTGCCCAGGATAACTTTGAGTCTGTGGGTCAGCAGGCTATCAAGTCTGGTGTGTTGAATGGCCTGTTGGAGCATTACGTCACCAACTTGTGGAAGGACACGCCGAAGCGTGCGGAAATTCTGGCACAAGTTCGGGATCAAACATCCTCGCCCATGAGCACTACTAGTCGCTTTGCTCTACAGCGTTACATTCCCTCTATCGCGGAGGGCAAGCGGCTGGGGTTGGAGCCTGTTACGGAAGACATCTCAGAGATCCTCGGCATCTATAACAACTCGATGATTCGGGCGATGGCCAATGACCAGCTCATGAAGGGGCTACGTCAGACGCCGCTGGATACTAAGGGCAACATGATGATCATGCCCAAGTCTCGTGCTCCCGCAGGATATCTGCCAATGAACCATCCTCAGCTGGAAGGCTGGCGAGTGGCTCCGGACATCGTTCCTTCCATGAAGTACATCTTCAATACCTTTGATAACAACGCCATCTTGTCGAAGTTGCAGGGTTTGAATGCGCTGGCCAAGCGCGGCACCTTCGCGCTGTCCATGTTCCACCCCATGTCCCTTTTGCAGGCTCACATCCTTGCCAATCCCCTGTGGCAGGCTCCGAAGGGCGTACTCGACTTTGCCAAGTCCCTAGCAGGCAAGTCGGAAGCACATGAGAAGTACCTCAATGGTATGCAGGGAGATGACATTGACGGACTGCTTCGCAATGGTCTGATGGTCAGTCCTCCGGGGCAGTCCCTCGAAAAGCTGAACATGCAGCACGACATATCGAACCAAGTTCTGACTCAGGTGCAGGACTTCATGAATAAGGTAGCCCCCTATACAGGGACGCTATCGGCTGGACTAGTCAAGAAGGCTTTGGACTTCAATGATTATGTGGTGTGGCACGGCGCGCACTTCGGTATGAAGACCATGACTGCGCTCCAAGCCTATGACCGGTTGAAGACCAATTGGGCAAAGGTACTTGAGAAAGATCCTAGCGCCAAAGTTCCTCCGCAGGATGAGTTGTATCGACAAGCTGCACAATTTGCCAATGATGCATTTGGTGGCCTCAACTTGCGCCGGTTGGCTGATGATGCAACAACGGAGCTTGGTCGTAATCTAGCCCTGCATAGCACTACCCCGAAGGCGCAGCGAGTTGCCCAGCTACTCTTGATGGCTCCGGACTGGAAGATGTCCACCATCCGCACCTTTTTGAAGTCTGCTGGCGTCCCTCGGCTCAGCACGAGTGATGCGACCGCGCTGTACCAACGCTATGTACTGCGTGGGGCAATCCTGTACTTCACCCTGTTCAACGCCCTCAATAATCAGCTGAGCGGCCACAACATCTGGGAGAACAAAGATCCTCTGATGTTGGACAATGGCGATGGCACAAAGACGCAGCTTAGTAAGCACTTCATGGAGTTCCCTGAACTTACCCATGATCCAAAGAAATTTATCCTCAACTCGGCAAGCCCTATAGTCCATGAGCTGTTTGAGCAGCTATTGAATAAGGAATATCTTACTACTTCAGGTGGGCCGCCCATGAAGAGTAATCCTTGGGGGCATGCAGCCAAGACATTCCTGCCCATCACCGCCAGCCCAGACATGACTCCTGCTCAGCGCCTCTCGGGATTCGTGGGCTTCCCTCAGTCGGGCATCACCAATGAGCAGAAGGCCAAGAACAAGGAAGCGGCAAAGCAACGGGCAGCCGAGAAACGCATGAACAAACTAATGAGTGGAGGTCAATAATGGGACGCGCTGATTACCTCCTCTTGGGGGACTTCAATGCGCAGTGCTACCAGTGCGGCTTCAAGCGAAAGGGTTCTACCCTCGCTCGGAACTGGCAGGGGTACTACGTGTGTCCGGAGCACAATGAGCCTCGTCAGCCGCAGGACTTCGTGCGAGGTTTGCCGGACCTCCAGACGCCCCCGTGGACCCAGCCGTGGCCAGCGGCCATCTTCACCTATGTGCAGACGTCCATGAGCCCAGCACTGGGAGATGGGGTGAATACTTTTTTCCAGCTGGGCAGTGGTCTTTACCCGACGACGGTCACCGCAGTCTACGTGAATGGCGTATCGGTAGGGTTCACCGCGAACGCCACCGGAGGCTGCACGCTTGCGGCAGCGCCGGGGCGGTATGCACTCGTCACGGGCTCAGGGTCGGAGAATGCAGGCCAATGAAGATCCACCTCCGCTCGCTGCGTTACTACTCCAACTGGGCACATGCCATTCAGGTGACTTTTGTACTGTCCTGGTTGGCTATTCCCGATGACCTACGAGCCGTCGTACCCACATGGTTGATGGTGACACTTGCTATCACTATTTTCCTGTTAGGGTTCCTTGGCACCAATATCAAACAAAACCTCAAGAGGCACGATGATGTCAGCAAACCAAGTGGCAACGACTCTCATCCATAAGTGGGAGGGCTGCAAGCTCACCGCTTATCCTGATCCGGCAACTGGAGGAGATCCTTGGACTGTTGGTTGGGGAGCAACCGGTCCGAATATTCACCAAGGAACTGTCTGGACGCAAGAGCAGGCCGACGCCGATCTAAACAGCCGATTGACTACCCTCATCTCCAAGATGGCCTCATACATCCACATGCCTATAACAAGCAATCAGTTGGGTGCCATGGCTTCCTTAGCCTATAACATAGGTTTCGCTGCCTGGAGCCAGTCTACGCTGCTGCGAGAGTTCAATTCCGGCGACATCCAGAGTGCCGCCAATCAGTTCCTCGTATGGAATCGAGCCGCAGGCAAAGTGATGACTGGCCTAGAGAATCGGAGGAAGGATGAGCGCGCTACTTTCTTGGCTTAAACCCTACGAGTGGATCGTCTGGATTGTTTGCCTTGTGCTGATCGTGGGGAGTGTGTGGGGCTATGGGCACTACGAGTATCGGCAGGGCGTAGCTTCTGTGCAGATTGCCAACCTCAAGACAGACCTAAAGGTCACGATGGATAGCGCAGCAGTTACCCAGAAGAGTTTCACAGTGGATGTGCCCAAGATCCAATACATCCAGACACAAGGTCAGACCATCACAAAACAGGTACCGGTATACATTCATGAAAAAGACGATGCTGCTTGCCCCATCCCTGCTGGCTTTGGTAGCTTGCTCGACGCAGCCGCCCAAGGCACTCCCCTTCCCAATTCCCCCAGCACCTCTCAGGGTGTCGCCGCAACCCCTGCAAGTGCTTCCTCCCGGTAATCTCTCACTGTCCATCGTGGCCACCAGCGTGACGCAGAACTACACAACGTGTCGGGCTAATGCAGCGGAGCTGGATGGATTGCAGAAATGGATTGTTGGTCAGCAACAGGTGTATCAAGGAAAAAGCCCCAATTAAGGGGCCTTTGTTCTACGCTTTTTTATTCCAAGGCTTAAATTCAGCGAGAAGTTCCGGATCAAAATCTGCCCAGTTTCCCGTGAAAGTCAGAGCGCGATCATCAATCGTCAAATAGGCAGCAGGCTTCTCACTAGCAAACTGGAAACCGAGAGGCTCTTCCGTCTCATGTTCTCCCCCAGCAGCGCGCCACTTCTTGCGCTGCTCAACAAGCCAAAATTGCATAGCGGTAATTGCAGCAGGCTCCTTGCTTCGGCTACTGTAGATCACAAGGGTAAATTTCTTAGCGGCCCGTTCAGCCCACTCAAAGAAACCCTCGGTAATATCATCCGAGATGATCTCAGCGCCTTTCCAACCGCTATTGTATTGATGAATCACGCCATCAAAATCGAGGCACAAAATAGGCTTAGTCACGCGATTGTTTCCTTTGTCGTTAGTTTAGGCGGCTTCGCCAACCCAGTAATACTTCTTATCCATCTTCCCATCCACTATGTACGGCTCTGTCTTGATGCAGCCCATCTGCTCTAGGGTTTGTTCGATTCCGGAGAGGGTAGGGGCGTCCACGTCGAGGTAATAACGTTGGAGTACGAGCCCTCGGGTAGTGTGTCGCATCCCGCAGATGAAGTTCTTGATGGTTTCCGTTGCATCGCTCGTACGTGATTTGCCAAAGCCCCCGAAAGTCTTTGACATGTTTCGCTCTGCTGCCTCAAGAAATCTAAGAGTTCTATCGAAATCTTCTTCGGTGAGTATGAGGTCGTCCCCTCGGGCTGCTGACACCACCATGAGTAGCTTTCGTAGGTGTGTTGCACGCCGCTCGCAATAGCTAGCAAATCTTGCGTCATCGATTGCAGGGTGTCCGGCCTCGGCAGCAGCGGACTCGCTTTTGTACCAGTTGACATACTTCCTCCTACACCCATCGTTCATGGTCATCTCTCCCGCCATCTTGTTGATGCGTTCGAGGTCATTCCTCAATTGCTTACGCAGTTGGATTTCCCTAGCAGTCATCACAGGCTCGGGAACAATCTTCCCCTTCTTCTCCTCCACCACGAAGATCACTCGACTGGTGAAGCCGCCACCCACCGCTTCCTGGGGGATCATGGATTGAATCCAGTCTGGTGCTGTACCTCCGAGGAAATTCAAGCACACCCCATTCAACTTATCCTTGCCCCGTCCCACCGACTGATACTCCCATTCCTCCTTGGAGTCATACCAGTCCGTTAGGTTCGCCAAGTAGGCGATGTTGCCCTGTCCGAGGAATACCGATAGCTCCTCGCTGAAGACTGTCGTGGAGCAGTGCAGCTTACTCTGCCCGTCCGTGGGGTCGATGAAGTTCCCGTACGCCTCCTTCATCACAAGGGTCATGGCCTGCTGGCCTGACGCGGACTCCGGTGCGATTTTCACATTCGTGAGTTCGCGCAACAGATCCTTCGCGATGCCAATGGCTACACCCTTACGGGTTCTACCAGCGGGGCCCACCAATACAATATATAAGTTGGGATAGAGCGTTTGGCCTACACCCCAATGGAGGTAGACCTTTCGTTGGAGTGCCCCGGCAATCGCGGAGATCCCACACCACAGATGGTAAGAGGTCGGAGATTCGGTGTTGCTGGAATACTCAAGATAGGAGTCAAGCCAGTTGCTTACTTCCCGTGTCATGCGCAACTCCCCTTAGCCGTAGAAGCGCACGGACATCATCGTACGATTTACAATCCCGCATACCCTCAGTGTTGTGCACCTTGTGCTTCCCACCCCAATTGAAGCCAACTTTTGCATCGGTAGCGATCCTGAAGTCATTGCCGTTGTAGCTCAGCGTGGGACTGGTGTAGTCATTCACGCGGCGCATTAGTTCATCGTATTTCGTCTCGTCTTGCATGACCTCGATGGGTACTTGCACGAGAATGGAGTCATGTACCTGCGCCAGGATATCGATGTTGTACTCCCTAGCGAGGAGGGGGTCATTGTAGACCTTGACCATTCCGCTATTCAATGAATCCACCACGGTACTTTGGGGAATCATGCTGTAGGAGGACTTCCACAGATCGGTACCCCACTCGCCCATGAATTTCACGCGGCGACCAAAGCAGTTCTCTAGCGTACGGCTAGCCTTGAGTTGGCGTTGGACGTGGTCATACCACTTCCGGATGGAGGGGTAGCCTTCGTGATACATGGCGATGATGCGCTTCGCCTCACCAATTTCAATCTCGTTGGTCAGGGCAAAGGTGTTTGGGCCTTCGTCGTAGTTCAGGCCATGGTTACTGTTGCCTGTGACACTGATCTTTCCCTTTGAACGTACTAGGAAAAATCCCGAAGGAACAGTAGGACAGTACACCTTGCCAGTGTATTCAGTGGTTCCCTGTTGAATACTTACAAGCGATGTACCCGAAGCTTTCCCAATCTTCACCCAGAAGAGATTCTTCTTCCCAAAGCCAGCCGCATGTGGAGGACGCTCGGTAACGGTAGCTCGGAAACCAGTAATATGAGCAATCGTCTGAACCCAATGAGCATTGCCTGCCACGGTAGTGAAATACTGACCCGTAGGAATATGCCCATCCCAATGTGGAATCTCTGCGATGAATGCCTCAAGAGCTTCCTGATTCTGAGACAATAGGTAAGGACCAAACTCTTTCCTAGTTCCCAACAACTGCGCAATAACCCGAGCAGCCCAATTTGAGCTATGAATGAAAAATCCCCGGTTGGTTCGGGTATATCGCAAGCCTAACTTTGCCAGAATCTCCTCAGCTCGCTTTACCTTTCGCGCCTTATCTACCCGAAGTATCAGGTTATCGTAAGGATCAATAGACCCATCCGCTTGGATGGCAACCAACAATTGCATAATGCCGGGAGTAAGTGTAAGGGAGTTGGTCTCCCCAGAGTACTTACCCGAGGTGGGTAGATGCCAGTGCATACGCTGCTCAAAGTCCTTAGCCAGCACCACTTCTTGCTTTTTGGTTCGATCATTAACAACCAAAAGACGGTGCTCATCCGTCGTTATCTGATGGACGTGGTTAGCCTCAAAAGTGTTTAGCGGCCCCTCGTGGTCATATACATTCATGGCCGAAGCACGGACGAAACTGATCTTCCCCGCGTCCCACTGGGCAATAGCCTGCCAAGGTTGATGCTCATCCAAACGAACCCATCCCGAAGGCGTAAGCACCTCAGTGTCTCCGGGCATGCACTTCTTACCGCATTGACGGAGCGTCATAGACCTCGGCCAGATTGCGGTGTCGTGCTGCCGTAGGATGTCGTCGGTCGTCCGGAGTTCCTTGATCTGGTCCGGATTTGTTACGTGCCCGATAACATCATTTTCATGCGCCACTACTTCCATCGGCACATGGAACATGAGGCTTGCCGTGTAGGCATGCACATCCAATCCCTGCTCGATGGCTCGAATCATGTTGCTGTCATCGCTGGCGTAGGCCACCACCACCCACTCAGCCTGCCTCTTGTCAAACTCGATCAGCACATAGCCGGGGTCCGCCACCAGGAACTTCTTGAAGTCCGGGGGCAGATTCTGCATGTTCATGCCCGTGCCGAAGATCGTCTTGCTGCTGCTCAGCCGACCGTACATGGTTCCGCGAGGGTTGTAGGATCCGCGCATCCGGTTGTCTGCATCAAACTCGATGGACAGGTAGGTTGAGTACAACTTCTTCAGGCCCCGGATTTCCTGGACGAGTTTCGCCTCCGGTCGGCCGGGGTTCTTGGCCGTGCCTCGCACGAGACGCTGCATCGCAAGGTCGTCGGTGGTGAGGGCCTTGGTCTTCGGCTTCAAGATCGGGGGCAAGCCGAGGGTGATGTAGAAGTACTCGCCTACCTGCTTCCCACTGTTTACGTTGAGGGGGAACCCGCACAGCTCATGCAGCTCAGCTTCTTTCTCCGCTGCTCGCTGGAGCACCTCCTTGCGCGTCTCCTCAAGCTTGGTGTGATCCACCGCGATGCCCTTGGTCTGCATGAAGGCAAGCACCGGCATGAGGTTCATGGTCATGTCGTAGGTGGCTTGGTAGCCCTGCCCTACGGTGGGCCAGAACTTCTCGTAGATCTCCATCATGCACGCACTGTCTAGTGCGGAGTAACGGAAGAACTTTTCATCCATTGCCATCATCGTGCCTTAGTGGATCTTCCTCATGGAGTTCCCGCAGCATACGGAAACCGTCCCTACCGCATTCCTCGGAGTCCTCGAATCGGTCACTCGTATAGATGATCCGAATCCCCTCCTTGATGTAGTAGAAGAACTGCCCATCCCCGTTCTGCTCGAAGCACAGATCCCGGGTAGTGGCGTCATGCAATATGTCACTGATGGGTTCGTGGCCCGACTTCCACAGCTCAGCACTATTCATGTCGGTATGCCTCGCTGCATGAGTCTGCCTCTTTCCTATCTTGCAGAGAGTCAAAGTTGTACTGAGCCTCCTGCTGGGAATCGTAGGGCCCAAAGCGCACATTGTCCCAGATGAAGTACCAGCGCTTCTGCCAACTGTCGAGGGAATCGAAGCTGTAATAGGGACCAATATAGGGATAGTTGTAGGAATCGTATGCAGGGTTCATTAGATAGTTTCCTTCATGGCTCTACAGATAGCCCAATACTCTTTGAGTCGATGGTCTAAAGCTTCCGCCTCCGTTTCAAACGGACCAAATAGGCCATCCACATCATTCTGCCAATACCACCAGCCAGGAGAATCCACCGCTGGAGTTTCCAGTTGAATTTCAGGAGTCCACTCAAAGATTTCGTAGGGGTTATACATTGTTAGCTCTCTGACTTGATATCGTTGAATTTTACCGTGTCCTTCCAGTACTCCTGCGAACCGCAGTAAACCGAGCCGAGGAAGCCGAGTCCTTTTTGTAGTTCCGGGTAACAAATGGAATGTGCAACCATGGTGTCATGGATGGTTCCTCGTACGACAATACCGCATCGTGTAAGGAGAAAAGGTACGTCGAACATACTATTTTGTACGACTTTCTTGCTCTCAGGATTTCCAAGTGCTCGCTGAATGCCGCGCCAGAGGGATGCTTCCTCATCAGCAATCCATCGATCCGCAATAGGGAAGACGTGAGCCAAATCCGGCGACGACGACATACTGATGCAGGATACCTCATAGTTTAGTACCTCAATATCGAAGCCCACTATCTCTTGTCGGGCGTAGTAGTCCAGCCAGTACAGCGCTTCCCCGATATCCGAATACGACCACGTCAGGGTCCGGTGGGGTCGACGTAGCTCGGGGAATTTGGATTCTTCCTTGGCTTTGGACAGGTCGGCCGCAATGAGGTAGCGATAGGTGTACATGCCTCGGAGCGCTTGCGCCGGGTGATGTATCGGTATGACCTTCTTGCCAGGAAGTAGAGTGGACTCAAACAGGTAACCGCGATACTGGCTGACACGATGAGTGCTGCACAGAGCAGACATAGCAGCAGCACCAGCAGCAACAATAACGTTGCTCCCACATACGCTAAGTTCCTCTCGCAGGCGTTCCACGTATTCCATACCAAGTGGCGTAAATTTTCCTCTCGTCTCATCGTAGTATTTCCCCCGTAGTGTGCTGCTTTCTTTGATAACGTTGGTGAGGTAGACCTCTCCCCGGATCAGGCCGGCTTGGTGCAGGCAGGATTCGAGGATCTGCCCGGCGTAATGGGAGAATGGTCGCCCGTCGCGCAAGTCGAAGGCATTGCTGAAGTCACCCACGATGGCGATCTTGGCTTGGGGATTGCCGGCTGGCGGGACTTCCTGCTTTTTAGGTTCCGGGAAGAACATCGTCATTCCTTCGGTGGTTCAGGCAACGGCATCCAATGTGTGCAATTGGTCGTTACATACCAGCCCGAACGCATTCCCCAGCGGCCATCACTAAATTGGTGGTAGTGGGCTACATGAACTCCGCTAGGACCAGTACACAGGACTCTAGCGTCTTTAGGAACAGTCTCAATCGGTTGCCAGTCCATCGTATTCCCCAAGGATCGTCTTTAGGTCGTCTTGATTCATGTCCAGCAAGGCATCACGGGTTGCGTGTGCCTTCCCAGCGGTCTTTTTCTTCACAGCAGTCTTGATGTGTTTCTGCTGGGCTGGCCGTTCCGTTTCCCGGCGATGCCTCAGCTCTACTACCCACTGCAATAGCTCATCGTCTGACATGGATTCGAGGGGCCTTACGAGATCACTTAGCTGGCCCATCACCCATCTCCTTCAGAGCTTTCTGATAGGCATCAAACATTAGTAGGCGATCCCAATTGCTCAGCAGCTCCCACCAAGTATCCACCTCATGGTGAATCCAATAGCGACTAGCATGTTCCCCAATAAGCCACTCGTAAAAAGTCATGGTAACTCCCCTCTGAAAAAGCTCCCTCCCTAGTGGGGGAGGGAGAAGTCCACGGTCCTACTTAACGGCGACGGCCCAGACCCTCATCCGGCAGACGGGGCAGGTTGATGCTGTTGCTCACATACCCATTAGCATTGGGCTCATTGAGCTTCACTTCCACGAAGGCCGTCTGGGCAATCATGTTCACGGTCAGCGTGGCCGAATCCATGCCCGGGCGGAACGGCACGTCAAACGCCGCCAGGAAACGCTTCAGCATGAGCTTCTTGAACTCAGCCTTCTCATCGCCTTCGACCGGAAGAGTGATGTAGTGCTTGAAGGTGTTGTAGTGCAGCGAAGTATCGGTGAAGCCCAGCGTTGCCACCAGCATCGGAGCACCAGCCTTCGTCTCGGCTTCCACAGCGCCCGTGATCTGCAACTCATACTTACCGGTCGGTGCGGGACCGGCTTCCTTCACATCGTCAAGATCAAATTCGAGAAACATGTTCTGTACCTATTGAGTGAGTGATGATTCCCCGCCTCACTTGAGGTTGGGGGCCTTACTGCCCTTGCGGGTTTCTTTGTCGTGCCACACCTTGTCCACGAGATTCAGGAACTTCCTTCCATGCAGTGGCACGCATAAATATCGTAGCGTCATCGCGATACCCATGTAGGTATCTGTGCGAGCCATATCTCGCTCGAACCAAGGATTGTGTCGCTTCCACTCTACAAAGTCTGGATCGAGGTTGGTTTCAGGCGTCATGTCCTGCCCCAAGGCAGTGGGTGGCTCAGAGTTTACCCTCTTTTTCCAGAGCAAGAAGACGCCCCAGTCCTTGCCCTTCCAGAGGTTTCTTGAAGTCCAATGTGACATCTTCAAAAGCCCCCAATCCTTTTATGCTTGTTCGAACCGTCGTGGTCATTCGGTCCGGCACCGTCTGGAATCGATGGTTAACCTTTCCGTTGCTGTCTGCCTCCACATCCGCAATGAAGATGTCACTGAAGAGGAGAGGCACTTTCGTCTTGAGGCGACCGGTCATCATGGGACCTCGAAGGATGCGCTTCGTCTTGTCGTCCTGACGCACCTCCAGGTGGCCGGTCATGTAGACCGTCTTGCCCAGCGCAGTCAACTGCCGGCACACATTCGTGAAGACGTTCATCTGTGGACCGTAGTCGTCCTGCTGGGGCCACTGCCCCGGGCGACCATTGATGGTCAGGATGCGATCCATGATCAGGTCCAGCAGCGTGGTGGCGCTGTCCATGAGGATGTTGTCATACCCATCAAAGAAGCCTGAATTCAACTTATCCTCGAAGTCCTTCTGCCAGTCCATGAACAGGTCATTCTGGTGCTTCGTTACGCTATCGCCCTTCCTTGCCAAACTCACGACGTTCAAGTTCAAGCGGTCGGGTAGGAATTCTTCGTAGTCCACATCGTATCCCCGCAGGCTCAGCAAGGCGTTGGGGTCGAACAGGTAGGCGAACTTCTTCCCGGGGAGGGTGAGGAACTGGGTGGTCTTCCCAGCTCCCGTATCCCCCAGCACTAAGAAGCGATGGACGGCGGACGCATGGGCATCCTTACTGTTGGGCATGGTTGGTGCCCCAAGCAACAAACGGTTCCTCAGACACGGACGGAGCGTCCGACACCACTTCCGCGAGGTCGCCCAGCTCGGCGGTGGCCTGCAAGGCCGCGCCACGGAACAACGCAGAGGCGTCTACGGAGGTTGCTGCCAAGATAGCCTTGATAGTCTGCTCGCTCAGGTTCACCGAGACGTATCCGAGTTCGCCCAGCATAGACAACGTACCCTGATAGGGGAATTCGCCCTGCTTAGCGCTGTAGTTAGGTTTGATTTCAAGGGTGCTGAGTTTCATAGATGTATCCTCACTGGTATTTCTTGACTGTTGAAAGGAGTTGATCCGCGTACTGCTTGGAAATTATATCATCATCGTTGATGTTCTTATAGTAATGACGCATCCAGCTATCGGCCAAACGGTCTAGATCTTCTATCAGCGCCTCGAAATCATCTCGGTCCCTTGAATCCCGCTCCAGATCGTTCAACTCATCCTCAAGCTCGGCCACTCGGTCCTCAAGCCAGTTACAGCGGTCTAGGAGTTCTTGGTCAGTCTGCATCTTTCACCAACCTTTCTAGGCCTAGCTCGGAGAATGGCTCCCACTTCTCAACTCGGAATCCAATTGGCACACTATCCAATTGAGTAGGGTCCGCAGTTGTACTACAGATCGAGAGGAAAGGACACTTGCTGTACTTGCCGAAGCACTGGTCTTCATTCCTCGGGAAGGCTCCATACTTTAGGCCCCGGTCTAGTACGTAGCTATTAAAATCATCCTGGATGCGAGTGATCCACTGCTTCGTGTCGCCAATCCAGTCCTGCAACAGGGGCCAGCTATGACTCACCGGCACCAACTTAAAGGCATCGTGGATCTTCTTGTGCACCAGCGCACCATCAATCCACACATCCTGGAGCTTGGGATAGTACACCGATCCCACCATCTGATACCCTTTTACTTGGCTGGCAGATGACCAGGACTCCACCCAGTCGGGCTGGAACTGCCCTTTGATAGCGTAGGCGGTGGTGGTCTTGTGCTCCATGATGTGCTGGTAGCCATTCCAACTGAACACCTTGTCCAACTTACCCACGTACCACGTGTCTTCCAGCTCGGGGAAGGGCATGGCGATGGGCTGCTCGATGCTATGCACCGTAGCCTCCTCCAGCAACCTCTCCCGGGCTACGCAGTAGGAGAAGAACATCTCATGGGCTACCCCTGGGGTACGAGCGCCCAGCTCTTCCGCCTCTTCGAGGGACAACTTGAAGGTGTACTCATTCTCCTCCCAGTGCGTCCGGAAGGCTGAGACAGCCCGCTCTACCTTGTCCTCGTTGGGCTCCCCTTGGGAGGACCAGATAGCGTCCATGCCCTCATGCCATGCCCCACCAAACACCAGGGCAGGAGCCTTGCGGGAGTAATCAACCGTCCAGTGCATCACATGACGGAGGAAGTACTTCCGAGGGCACTCCTTGTAGCAGGAAATCTTCGTGTTATCGAAGTACTGACTGTTGCGAGTTAGGTTTGTCATCGTCTGTTGTCTATTGTGGTTAATCTAGGTGGTTGAATAGCACCGTGTGCTTCTCATACTTGTTATTCTGATAGATCAGGTAGTTCACCTTGCCGAACCATTCGACAAAGAAGCCCGACGCAATGCAGCAAGTACTCGTGAGATTGCTAATGACAAGGTAGTCCTCTTCAGTCGCATCTTCGAGTTCCTTATGGAGGATGTCGTACAGTTGAGATAGGTCCCACTTGGCCCGATGGGGAATGTCGATGTGAACCAACTCACCAAATCGTAGGGCATCGGAATAGTCGTGACCCCCATTCCCTAGGACAAACACGCGCTGACTCATCGCTCCATCACCTTCGGGTCAGTCAATTGGATGACATACCAACCATAGTTAGAGTAGCCCATTGCCCAAGCCTTCGCAGCTTCTTGGGTATCGAAAGGTCCGTAAAACCCGTAACTGTCCGGGTAGTGCAATATCCACATCGTTGTGATCCTTACCGATAGTATGTTGTTCTGTATTGTACCCGCTTTTCTAGGATAGGGACTGTTGCAGTAGCTAGCTGCGAAGAGTACCGGGATGAAGATCCGTAAGCGTTGTGTGGCCACACAGAGCGCCAAGAGGAACCACTGACCGGCTTCATGCCTTCCAATCCCTATCCTAGAACCCCTATGTTGTGAGGGGCGGCACACTCAATCTATTCGGCAAGCTCCCACTGAGGAGGAGTTGGTCGCCTAGAACCGTAGGGGGGTAGGTTCTATGCCTGCCTTATTGCCACACTCGGATCAACCTACCGAAACGGAGTGCCTTTCAGCAACTTCCTGGATCACCGCTGCCCGCTGCGACTCCGGTAGGGCATCCAACATAGCACGGACCTTGCTAGATGCGTCCTTGCGGCTGCCCGGCTTCCACTTGGCTACCGCTGCCTTGATGTTCTCCGGACGGGCACCTGCGGCCAACTGCTGCCTTGCGTACGCCTGTGCTGCCAGAGTGAGGCCACGCACGGCGAACTTCACCACCTGTGCCTCACCAATCTGCGCCATCAAACCCTCTAGGGTGGTCGGCACATTGTACTCAAACGTCACGCCCTGCGGATGTTCGGTGGTCTTAACACTAATCTCTGCCATCTCAATTCCTCTATCATTCATGGAGTTCCCCACTCGCTTGGGGTAGGGAGTTCACTCTACTCCGATACTGTGAGTATGGCAATCCTTTAGTGTTACTTTGCTTCGGTATCGCTGGGCTGCGCTGGCGTAGGAACTTCCTCGGTGACCGGGGCGCTCGGCGGAGCCGGTGCGTCCTTGGCCCCCTCGGGCGGTGCGGGTTCCTCGGTAAGGTCTACTGGGGCTACGTGGGCGGCGAGGATTCCCTTCACTGCATCCAACGCATCATCCACCCCACTATGAATGTGGATATGGTCTCCCAGGGTGCTCACCAGGAAAGCGCGAAGCAGGCCAAACTCTTCTTCAATCTTGCTAATCAGACTCATGTGTGTCTCCTCTCGGGTTAGTCGCCAGAATCAATCTGTTGAATACGCTTGCAGATACTACACTTTTCCGTGTGCAGGGAGATGGTCTGCTGTTCGTGGAACATCCAGACGTGGATGTGATCTTCTGCCGCTGTCCAGCCCCGCCCATTGCAGTTGGCACAGTGTGCCCGGAAGTGTCTCAGTCGTGCATGTTCCTGCCTCGGATACTGGTTGAGTAGCATGTTCCACCCACCGTACCCCTGACACCGCAGACATTCCTGCTCGGCCCACACCGGCTTGGTTTGCTTGGTCCAGTCCTGGAAAGCCCCATCGTCACCGGGCTGGAGGTACACCTCTCGGACAATCGCGTTCATCGTAGTTACCTTGGGATCATTTTAAAATTGTAGTTGGGAATTGCTTTGCTTGGATCCTCCTTAGGCGACAAGGGATTATTGGTGCGCCACGGGTGAGTCTTCTTGACCTTCTTAAGGGCCTTCATACTGCACCACTTCCCCATTCAGGAGAGTCAGGGTACGGGGACGACTAATCTCTTTAGTCTGCATCGGTCGGTCGCGGGGCTTCTTGTCCAGCTCGTGCAGCGCCTTTCTCAGGCTGCGAGAAGCTGGGAGGAACATACACTTCGTACTTTTCTTCACTTTTGTCTCCTGGGACCGGTGAGTGCATCGTATGTTGCCAGATTTCTACCCGTTCAACATGCCCGGCGAGCAGGAACCATTGGACCTTCTTAACCTCGGGTCGCTGCTGGATCTCGGCTACTTTACCGTCGAGTTCCGCCAGGGTCTCCAGTGTGTGAAAGGTCTGGTCCGTTGCTGCCTTGTACGTGACGCGTAGAATCGCGTAGCACATCCTCAATACTCCAATCGGTTTCGTTTAGTAGATCGTAGGTGGTCGGTACCTTCGGTACCACGTTGCCTAGCTCTTCCATCGTAAGTTGACTCATTTCTTCCAACTCTTGGTCCGCAAGTCAAAATCACGAAGTTCTCGTTTAAGTGTGGCAAGCTTGTAGGCATCTACGTGACGGAGTCGGCCGGCAAGCAATTCAGCCATTATGTTAGCGTGATTATCGGCTGCGTAATTTGCAGCTCTGGCGGCACTTAGTGCTTCTGTGATTGTGCTCCACATCCCCATTACATCGTCTCCTATTGTTTAGTAGCCTGATCACACTCCAGTTGTGCAATACAATAGTCTAGTTGGTTCAACAAGTCAACTATCTTTCCCAACATTTCTAACTGTTTTGGATCGAACGGAAGTACTATATCATCGAAATCACTTACTTTGTGCTAACCGTGCTGGTTCATGGCAACCTCCGTACATGAACAGCCCATCCTGCGGTGCGATAGTAGACGTACAGGAGGGCCAAGAGTGGAAAGGGGAGAGCCCCATGAAATTTCCACGTATCGTACCTGTCTACTTCGGCAAATAGGTCGTATTTCATGGGATTTCCCTCTGTTACTTAGGGAGTGCTATTCCCCGCGCTGGGCGGATAGGGCATCGTCGATGGCCGCATCAAACCAATCCCATTCTGCAGGGTCTGGAAAGACGCCTTCTGCGATTCGCGATTGAATGCACTTGGCGGCTTGCCAGCCCCACCATGCATGATTGATCCAGGGCGAGTCATATAGCTCTGGCCTGTCGTGGCTTCGGTCGTAGCACCATAACGGATTCGTCTTGTGCATCTCGCGTTCAAACGCCTCGCGGCACGCTGTAAGGTCGGTCATGGCCTTTCCTCCAAAGTGTCATACGCGAAGTCCCAATCGATGCCATCGCAGTCAGGCGTACTTGCCTCCTCGTATGCACTGTCGTCGTCCGCATCGGCGGAAAGTTGCCATTCGTGGAATGCCGCTTCCCATTCAGGCTTATCCTGAAACCAAACCCAGATGCCATCTCCATCCATTGCAAGCCAATCAGCCCACAGCGGCGCATTCTTCCAATCCGGCTTCATGTCACTTCCCCTCCACGTCGTCGTCGGGCGGAGGGGCGGCGTCGATGGCTTGGTCTATCGCGGCATCGAATGCTGAAAGACTCTTGTTGAAGTTAACTCGGAGCTGGCCTGGATACTCGTCACTCCAATCATCTCCCCACACCATCGTCGGTCCAAAATCTCCATCTGTGTTATCGCGCAACCACTTGTAACGCTCCGCATCCGTAGCGCTGGCCTCGTAGGCGTCGAGTAGGGCGAGGATGGTTTGGGGGTTGCAGGTGGCGATGAAGTCGGCAGTGTGAACATCAACAAAGCCACCGTTTTGAACAGATGCTATCTGACGGTCTTTTGCATCAACTGATCCATGAGAAGTCACGCGCCACGGACCAGGCGTCGCCCTCTCCGCCACTTCCCGCAGCTTCTTCAGGTCAGGTAAGGTGGTCGGCTTACCCATTTTGGCGCTCCTTGATGGCGTTGAAAACGGCGGTTAGTGCGTCAGCCATGGCTGGGTTGTCGCTATACGAGGCAATCCCAGGAGTAGCGTCATAGGCCGTCTGTGCGATACGCGTAAGCTCCGGTGTCACCTCAAGCGAGTTGATGGCGGCTTGCCACGACTTTTCAGATAATGGGCGGGTCACTACATCATCTAGATTTCCTCCGCCTAATAGACCGCTTTGAGCGATCCACTTCTCAAACCCTTCACGATTCATCTCTTATCCCCACTAAAGTACGTTGAGTGAGTATAACCCACCTACTATCAACAATGCAACTATTACTGCAAATAATAGGTCGATGGCGTATTCTTTATGCTTTGGCGACATATCACTTACCGTCGAATAGTAGGTGGTTGAGTCGAAGGTATTCCGCCTGCTCGCCTTCGGTGAGACCTCCGGCCTCGCGGCGTTGATGCAGAGCTAGGTAGCGCACGGCCAGCGCATCGTCTGAGGGAACCTCGTGCGCCTCGGTTTGGTCTTCCGGGTATTGATCTAAGCCAGCGGAGATGAATTCCTCTGGCAATGCATCAACAGGGCTCATCAGTCCGCCCCGTTCGCCTGTCCAGATGCTATCCCTCATGGCTATATCCTCCGGGGTCGGGACGTAAGCCTGCGCCGCTGTGGGCTGTTCTGCGATAGTGCCCCTCATCCAATGAGGGCCCTGATCCTTTGCTTTGCGGACATAGCTCTTGCCCTTCCCGTTCTTCCCATCTCGATAAGGCTCCATGCGGGGGCCATATTGAAAGGGATCAGGTTGCGGTACGGAACCGGACTGTCTCCAGGTTTCCATGCAGGTGGCGAGAACGGTCGATACTACGCTGCCGAAGGACACATCCTTGGTGGGGATGCCCAGTAGCTGAGCTACATCGAGCACCGTCTGACAGTTGTCCGTATTCACGCGGAACTGCACCACGAATCCGTACTTGTGTGACTGTGGGGTCATAGGTGGAGATCCTCCACTTCCTTGAGGAGCTTCTCAATGGCCCGGCGAGCCTTGTCGGCTGTGGCGTTGATGAGTAGTGGACCTGCCCCAGACACAGCCTTTAGCTTGCGGGATAGGGTAGCTACTTCGCCCAACGCAGTTTGCGCATGGCGTACGAGGTCTTGCTTTGCATCACTCACGGGTCAATTCCTCCCAAGTCTCTTTAGATAGCTGCCAGTCGTGTGGATCACGACGACCGGCGTGGATTTCATGTAAGACAAACCATCCAGCCATCCAATACCTGTACTCGCCTGTCCACTTCTCGTAGGGGCACTGAGCAGAGTCCTTGCCCATCTGATAGGCACAATATCCTTGCAGGAAGAATCTTCGTCCTGGCGGAGCTGGAATAGTTGCAGGAGGCTTTATTCTATCGGGGTACTTCTTCATGACTTCTCCAGTCTATAAGCAGCTGGGCTGATGGTGGATTGTGTGAGGGATTATACTCACGGACTGTCAGTGGTGTCAATAGGTAAGATGTGTAAATGGGGTCTACAAGCTCTTAAGCTTTTTTTTTTTTTTTTTTTTTAACTTCGTGTACCCCCTATTGACTAATCTTACACATTTACATACCTACATACTTACACACGTATTCCTCTCCCATATGGTGACAATTCAGGACTCACAGCTCCCATTGTTTCCCTGGCGAGCCTAATCATGGTAGTAATTAGTGGACTGGTGAGTATTTGCAGTCGAGCTACGCTACTTTCTGGTGTACTCATGTCCTGCTAACCCAGCAGAATTACACCCAGCTCGACGTTGGTCTCATGTGTAACTATACTTATATTATGTAGTAGTATAGTAATGTCAGGCTGACTGGGACTGCTACTAGCCCAGCTCCCCTTACCTGGATGTATTAATGTACTGGCTGGTATAGCTAGGGCACTCCTTTTAATCGAGCACAGTTCGGTTCTATGCCACTCGACAGCACCACTACTACCAGCAGACAACGTAGCAGCCCTCCTAATAGTTATGCATACGTTAAATATCAGGGAAACTACCGTCCTGAGAAACTAAAGGGCATAGGAGGGGCAAAAAGCATCGCGCGAAAAAACATATATCCGGCCTTCCTACGCGCCGAACATTTCAAATTCTGGTAGTATGATTGTCATTATTATAGTTATAAATAAGGGCGTTGCCTCCCCCTACATGTTGTGCCTCCCTATATGTTGTGTATAATGAGCTTGCGCTCCACTATGGGAAGTGTTATGAGCCCTGCTGTCATGAAGATTCAGCGTCCCGTGTCTCGGGATGAGTTTCTCCGTACTATGCTTACCTCGGAGCAGCGCACTCAACTTGAGAGGGTGCAGCAGGCTCTCGCATCCGACCCCACTTGCCTTGAGACTCCCAAGCAGGGAGATCGTGATGGACTTTAGTCTGGTGCATCCCGATAAGGTACGAACTTGGCTGGATCGGCAAGATTGCTTCAATTCTTTGCCTTCTGACACTGGTAGTATTGAATACAAAATACTGTTTAGTGGTAGCGCTAATGCTTACGTGATTGCCCGCTATCATGGGGGAAATCTAACGGGCTACGCGGAGAAAGAAGATGCGTAATGTGTACAAGGGCTTCCAGACGGGGAAGATGGCTGTCCCCAAGGTGCATGTGGCGAAGTTGAACAATGACTTCACTAAGATGCATGCCCCTACCCTTAAGAGGCCAGCTATCCGCATTGAGAAAGCTCAGGGGCCTAAGAAGGCACCGAAGGCCCCTGGCCGTCACCCCGGTTACTGAGATCAGTTATGTCAGCCCTGCCTGCCAACATCCCGTCAGCAGACCCCACCCGCGATCTCCTATCCCCTGAGGAGCAGAGCGAGGTCGGTGGGCAGGGCTGGCTCCTTCGTAAGATGACCCCCCGTCACCAACAGATCTGTGCCTTCATGGCGCAGGGGATGAAGAGAGGTCACATCGCCCAAGCCTGCGGCTGCACTCCCGAGTATGTCACCATGCTGGCCAAGCAGCCCCTCATCCAGCAGTACATCCGGGATATGTGCGCTACAGCGGGCATCCAGTTGGAGGGGCAGTTCTCCGCTGTGGTGGATGCTGTGGGGGAGACCTTGCAGCAGGGCAACTATAAAGAGAAGATGCAGGCTGCGAGACTCCACGGAGAACTCACGAAGCGCCTCGGTCCGGGATCTGGCGCGGAGCAGCAGGCCGAAGGCAGCGCGGAGCGCCTACTCCGACTCGCGGAGCGGTTGGTATCCCTCAACGCTTCACGGGCTCCCCAACACAACTCACAGAGTGAACAGTATGAAGATGCCGAGTTTCGAGTCGTGCAAGACGGTGATGAACGCCCCGGAGACGAATGTGGAGAACCAGCACAAGATGCTAGCTCAGGGCAAGACCATTCCTAATGGGAAGAATGGTAAGCCGATGCATGAGTACACCGGAGGCAAGGTCAATCCTCGGGTAAACAAGTCGAGCAAGCCCTGGTGACAGCCAACCTCCAATTGCCCAGCAAACAGGTATCAGATGTCTTGGTACCTGTTTTTCCTTTTCAGGATCAGATGGCCTTTGGGGAGTTGATTGTTGGTGCCATCGTTACAGTCACCGTGTATACCGGCACTGATCCCTCCCCCTCTGCCATCCTATCCGGCACCCCTCAGTGGTCCATCAACCAGGGACTAGCCGTCTCCCAGACAGTGATCAATGGGGTGAGCGGAGTTGTCTATCTCTTGGTATGCAGCGTCACCACCAGCCTTAGTAACACCTTCCTCAATCAAGCCTACCTAGCAGTGATCAATAATACGGATATGTACTAAGCATGACGGACTCGGTTGTCCTGTCCTCTAAGTACCAAGCAGAGATACATCAGTTTGTAGCGGACTTCACAGGGCAGCTCCAGCCAGGGGAATCGTTCGTTGCCGGCAATGTGTCTGTCTCCGTGTTCCTCGATACTGGCGTTGATCCCAACGCGTCCGCCATCCTAGTCACTCCCTTTACCCTGATAGGGAATGTAGTATCGCAAGGGCTACAACAGGGGGTACCCGGCTGTATCTATGTAGTGGTCATCCATGTGGTGACTAACCTCTCACGAGGCCTCACTCTCACCGCACGGCAAGCCGTGCTGCCAAACAATTACCCGGCCACTGGGGCCTTCATTCCCTACTACTTCACCAGTCAACCGTATCCATATCTCGACGCGGATACGCTACATTGGTCTGGGAGTGTTCAAAGTTGTCTAGTCAACCTAACTTTCAGAGATTATGACTTAGGAGATACAATACACTGGATCGGGAGTGTTCCTACAGCATTGGTGACTTCTGGGCTATATCCCTATGTATTGCCCGAGACTCTGCACTGGACTGGTTCTGTAGTTAGTAGTTCGGTCATGACGACCTTGATTCTATATACTTATCCCGAAACAACCCATTGGACTGGCGCAGTTGTATCCTCCACGGTAACTACCATATTGATTTCGTATAGTTATCCGGAGACCTTACATTGGACGGGCTCAGTACAATCTTGCGTAGTTACTTGAGGCACTTATGGCACTCGAACTTAATGTGAAGATGAGGCTGCGCGGGCACTTCCTGCTAGAGGCAATTAACGCCGATACCGGGGATGTGCGGCGCATTGCTGATTTTGACAACCTGATTGTTAATCAGGGTTTGAACTTTATCGCTACGGGGGGCCCGGCATCCTCCCCCAATAATGTTGTGTACTATGGATGTGTTGTGGGAACAGGTACAAATCCGCCCTCTGCTACAGACACTAGCCTCCAAACGTTCCTAGCAGGCACGGCTAACGTTACTACCTTTAGTAATAGTTATTCTGGGGCCTCTGCTTGGACAGTGACCTCCACCACCGTTTACCAGTTTGGGGTGGGCGCGGCTGCGGGGAATCTTACTGAAATTGGCATGGTAGCCCCTGCCGTGGGGCAAACTACCTCTACGACCCCTACTAGTAGTAGCCCTATTTTTTCCCGAGCACTAATTATGGTTGGGGGCTCCCCGGGCACCATCACCATTCTCAGTAATGAGATCCTACAAGTTACCTATACCATTACCACTTTCCTCATTCAGACACCTCTGACGGGATCATTCTCCCTTAATACTGATGGTACCATTACTACAGTCAACTATAGTTTGCTATCAGCGAATGCTACCAATCCCAGATGGCAATCGGGTAGTTCTTACGCCAAATTAAACTCCGCTATTACTAGTGGTGTTAATGATAATATTTATCCTTCTGGCTCTGCTCTTGGGCTTCCCAGTGGTACTCCCACAGGTACCGCCACAGGTATGACTGGATCTACCACGGTATCTTTAGCTACCTATACTGCGGGAACATTCTTTCAATCCTTTACGTATACCTTACCCATTGCAATTGTTACTGCCTCTAACTCGGTAGGAGCAATGACGGTATTAAATACTACTTCTGGCGGTAGTTTTTCATCCCCTCTGCAAATCTCTTTTAGCCCTGCCATAGGTAAAACCAACGCACAGACTATGCAAATTGTGATCAACGTTGGCTGGAGCAACTAAGTTATGATGCCGGGTAATGTGTTCTCCACCACAGTGGAGTATGCACCCTTCTTGCCTCCTAGGAATGTCCCTAATCCTATTGGAGTGGTAACGGATGTGGAGGAGGGAGGTGTTGGGCTGGAAGATCCCTCTCAGGGGATGCAAGTGCAAACCTGGACAGCAACCATTGATAATATAACCAATGGTAATATCTACCTATCTGCTCCCAATACTTCCCCCACTCTAGTTCTAACTGTTCCGGGGGTAACTCAATTATCCCTGACGTTCGATCAGAATATGCATCCCTTCTTCGCTTACACCCAGAATGGTGTAGCGAGATTCTATTGGTATGATCCCACCATTCCTGGATTCACCATCACCACCTTAGAGGCTGGAGCTATTACTCCTAGATGTTCTCTTGATGACAAGCGAGCCTTCGCCATCAATGGTGGGGGAACCGATATCCTACTATTTTATTTGGTGGGTAATACACTATTGATGCGGATGCAACGGGATAGGTATGGCATTATCTATACTATGGCTACTAATCTGCAAACTCGATTCTTAGGTAATCAAGTACTTCAGGTGGGGATGAATGCGGTGAATCGATTTCAGGTGGAGATGACTGGGGCTTTCTATGCCGTTGGTTGAGCTATCGGCCCAACTCATTGAGGGATTCTCTGGCGCGTTCCTCTCGCCACGTTATGACAACCCTATGCCCACTCCGCAGTTCCACCGGGAAGCTTGGGAACTGTATTCCTCGAATCATTCTTCCTGCATGGTCATCGCCCCCCGAGATCACGCCAAGTCCACTGGCCTCACCTTCGACTATATCCTCGCAGAGGTATTATTCCGCCGCTCCGACTACGTTATCTTGATTGGTAGTACGGAAGATAAGGCAGCGGAGCAGCTCTCCAACATCTCGGAAGAGTTGCACGAGAACAGGGATCTGCGGGAAGAGTTCGGTGTGCAGTCCTTCGAGACGGAACAGAAGACTGAGATCATCGTGGTGATGGATGACGGACATCGGTTCCGCATCCTGGCCCGAGGTGCGGAGCAGAAGATCCGTGGTGCGATGTGGAAGGGCAAGCGACCCAACCTCATCGTGTGTGATGACATGGAAGATGATGAGCAAGTAGAGTCTGCCAACAGGCGACTAAAGTTCCGCAGGTGGTTTTTCCGCGCCGCCAAACAGGCTCTGTCGAAGGGCGGACGCATCCGGGTACATGGGACTATCCTTCACGAGGACAGCCTCCTGAGCCGTCTCAGGAGGAATGGCGTATGGAAGCACCTCTTCTATAAGGCCCATGAGGGGTACGATGACTTCTCCAATATCCTCTGGCCGCAACGCTGGACGGAGGAGCAGCTCCGCCTGAAGCGGCGGGAATTTGAGGAGGATGGCGATGCAGCCGGTTATGCGCAGGAATTCCTGAATGACCCGCAGGATATGGCTGACTCCTATCTGCGACCCCAACAATTCATAGCCATGAATGAGGAAGACCATGAAGCAGAGAAACGCTTTTACATTGGATGTGACTTCGCAGTATCTAAAGCAGACAACGCAAATCGGACTTCCTTCACTTGCGCCGGTCGAGATCTCACGAACCTCCTACACTACGTGGACCAGCGGACGGGACGCTGGGATACCCTGGAGTGGATTACTGAACTCTTCAGGATGTCAATTCAATGGAATCCCGACTACGTATACGTGGAAGATGGTGTGATCTGGAAGTCGATGTGGCCCATCATCCGCAATGAGATGAATCCAGCCACTCGCTCCCCCCAGCTCCGGGAAGTATTTAAACGAAAGGAAGTGCTGATCAACTTCGTGACGGTCCCGTCCGTGAAGGACAAGGCTACGCGAGGTCGGTCCTTCCAGCGCCGGATGAAGGCCGGACTGTGCCGGTTTGACAAAGAGGCCGATTGGTACCAGGGCTATGAGATGGAGTTGCTGAAGTTCACCGGAGTGACCGAGGCGAAGCTCGATGACCAGTTCGATAGCTCGGCCATCATCTGCGTAGGGCTCGACCAGATGCCTGAGTTGGATGAAGATGACTTTGATGAGGAAGACCCCATTGAATTGGAGGAGATGGAGTACTACCGTTCATCCCCAATGAACCGCAGCCGCATTACAGGATACTGAAGATGTCAGTTCCGGACGTAGTCCCATTCACGATTGCTATGCTGATCGACCCGGAAGAAGAGCTTCCCCCAAGCGATGAGGACGCCCTGCGATACTTCGAGTCTGCGGCCCACATGCTCTACATCACCCTCATCCGGGTTACTCCCGATGATATGTATGCAGGGAAGGTAATCCCCGATGCCCTGTTCATTCGGATGACCACCTACCCGGATGGGGTAGCTTACAAGTTGGCTTGCTGGGCAGAGGCTGCCGGCATTCCAGTGATTGATGATCCGGAGTCCATCAAGGTCTGCACGGACAAGGCTGAGTTCACTCGCCGTATGCAGGCCCGGGGCACCTCAATGCCCCGCACTTGTATTCTCAGCAAGGATACAGAGGGAGGTGTACTTCATTCAGTAGTGAAGGAGTTTGGGCTTCCTCTCATCCTCAAAACCCCAGAGGGTTGTTTCAGTCGGGGTGTCTTCAAGGTGAGCAACCTTACCGAACTTGCCCTGAAGGCCCAGACACTACTGCAAGATCGGGAAGAAATCCTGGTGCAGGAGTTTGTGCCAACGGAGTTCGATTGGCGCATCGGTGTTCTGAATGGCCAAGCCCTGTGGGCCTGCAAATACTACATGGCTCCCGAACACTGGCAAATCTACGATCACAAGCATGGTGGTAAGTGTGGAAAGTTTGATACAGTCAAGTTCCGCGAAGTACCTCCCGAGATACTCAAGTTAGCCCTTGAAGCATGTAGTGCAATTGGTGATGGTCTGTATGGGGTAGACTTGAAGGAACGGGATGGGAAGTTCTACGTCATCGAGGTGAATGACAATCCGAACATCGATGGTGATGTGGAGGATTTGGTGATGGGGACAGAGATCTATGCTCGCATCCTGATGCACCTATTTGCCAAGGCACAGACTATGGGAGTAGAGAAACATGCCCGAGTTGGTTAAGTTTCCTCGACAGTGCTCCCTAGCTAATACTTCTGGCGATGTAATTGCAGAGCTAGAAGTTTTCAAACAGGATTTAGCCGAGGGACGATTTGGAGACATAACTCGGATGGTAATCGTTATGGAAGAGTCGGACGGACACCTCAGTCGCTATACCATTGGACCGGCAGGCACTTGTAAGATAACGACGGTTGGAATGCTTACTTGGGCCGCTCATAAATGTATGAATGGAGATTAGGTCGGCTGACCTAGAACATCCCCGGAGACAACGGCACGGTCGGACGGCGCGAAGCGTCGCGCGGCGGGGCCGCAGGGTCACCTCAGTCCCCCACTTGCGATGGCCCCACCTACATGTTGAATCTCAGTAAGCATATCAAGATCGACGCAGATACGATCAATTCACCGAACTTGTGTGACCGGTTTGACGATGGCGACCTCAAGGTCATCGGGGAAAAGGTATGGGACTTCTTCAAGACGGACCTCCAGTCGCGGGAGCCTTGGCTCCGTCGCACGGAAGCCGCGATGGATCTCGCTATGCAGGTCCAGAAGGATAAGACCTTCCCTTGGCCGGGATGCAGTAATGTCGCCTTCCCTCTCATCACCATCGCTGCTCTTCAGTTTCATTCCCGCGCCTATCCGGCCATCGTGCAGGCCCCCGACCTCGTCAATTGCCGCGTAGTTGGCCCCGATCCGGATGGCAGCAAGACCGAGCGTGCCTCTCGCGTAAGTACTCATATGTCCTGGCAGCTCCTTGAGCAGGATGAGTCGTGGGAAGAGGAAACGGACCGAGCTCTCCTGCATATCCCCATTGTGGGCTGTGCCTTCAAGAAGTCGTACTACTCTGCTGGCCTAGGTCGGAACGTGAGTGAGCTGGTCCTAGCCAAAGATCTGGTGATCAACTACTGGGCACGATCCGTAGAGGAATGTGGCGTCAAGACCCACATCATTCCCTTCAGCCGGAACAAACTCCATGAGCGCATGATGGAAGGCACCTTCCGCGATGCAACCAAGGAGCCGTGGTACACCGCCGATGCTCCGATGCGCAACCAGAACTCCTACGAGCAGGCAGTAGACAACCGCACGGGTATTCTTGAGCCCATGCCCGATGAGCGCACTCCCTTCACTGTCCTAGAGCAGCACGTCTCTCTGGACCTCGATGGAGACGGCTATGCTGAACCTTATATTGTTTCTATCGATCACGACTCTCATTACGTCTGGCGTATTGTCTGCCGTTTTGATCGCGAAGAAGATGTGGAGCGTAATGAGTCAGGTGACATTATCCGTATCCGGGCTAGTGAATATTTTACAAAGTATCACTTTATTCCTAGCCCTGACGGTGGTATCTACGATGTTGGTTTTGGTGTGCTGCTAGGGCCCCTCAATGAGTCTACCAATTCTGCTATCAATCAGCTTTTTGACGCTGGTACTATGGCTAACACGGCTGGTGGTTTCCTTGGACGGGGAGCCAAAATCCGGGGCGGTGTTTATAATTTCTCGCCTTTTGAGTGGAATCGTGTTGATAGCACTGGTGACGATCTTCGTAAGTCTATTTTCCCTATGCCTGTTCGGGAACCCAGCAATGTGATGTTTCAGCTCCTCACCCTCCTGATCAATTACACGGAGAAGGTGTCGGGGTCGGTGGACATCTCGACGGGCGGTAATCCGGGGCAGAACACGCCCGCAGAGACCAGTCAGTCCATGTTGGAGCAGGGCCAGAAGGTCTACGCAGCTATCTTCAAGCGCATTTGGCGCAGTATGAAGAATGAGTTCAAGAAGATCTATCAGCTCAATGCTCTGCACATGAGTCCGGACAAGACGTACTTTGCTGGCAGCACGGACTACATCTCCCGAGCAGATTACCTCGGCGACCCGTCCTCGGTCGTCCCGGCGGCGGACCCCAACATCATGTCGGACCGCGCACGGCTGGCGCAGGCCCAGACGCTTGCCCAGATAGCCAAGGGCAATCCCCTATACAACCAGGATGAAGTCAATATCCGGTTGCTCAAGGCCATCAAGATTCAGGACTACCAGAAGATCTACGTGGGCACCAAGGGTGCCCCGCCGCCGAAGCCTTCCGAGAAGGTACAGGTGGAAATGATCAAGCAGCAGATCGCCAACTCTAAGCTGGAGTGGCAACGCCTGCAATGGTTGTCCTCGCTGTACGAGCAGCGCCGTATGAATATGGCGAAGATCACCCTGCTCCAAGCGCAGGCAGATCAGGTACTCAAAGAATCAGACGGGGCACAGGCAGCCCAGAAGGTTGCCGAATTCGAGTCCCAGATGAAGGCTCTGGAGATGATGCACGGCATGTTGACGGACCAGATTCAAAACACGCAAGGCATGATGGGAGGAGAGGATGGACAAGGCGGAACGGGACCGGCTGCGGCTGAAGCTGCTGGAGGACAAGGATCTATGGCTGCAATGGGGGGAGCACCCGGTAACCAAGCTCCTCCGGGATTACCTGCACCAGGAGCGGGAGGCCCGTAAGGAGATGTGGGCCAATGGGGGCTTTGCTGCCCCCACGGTGGAAGAATTAGCCATCAGGCAGGCAGGAGCCCACGGCTACTGCGATGCACTACGAGAAGTACTAGACCTACAATTTGACCAACTAGTTGAGGCGAATAATGAGTAAGGCATGGTGGAACCCGGAGAATAAGAGTCGCTTGCATCCCGTAGGACGAGCCATTCTCGTCAAACCCTACAAGCCGGCTAAGAAAGATAGTTTGATCTATATCCCCGATGATGTTGAAACGAAGATGCAGACAGTGGATCAGCGAGCCATTGTCGTGGAGGTGGGCCCGGCAGCCTTTGCCGAGGAGATCGAAGCGGGCTATGGCCCTCGCTGCAAACCCGGTGATCATGTGATGATCGCGGCCTATGCAGGTTTCATGGCACGAGGCATCACGGATGACGTACAGTATCGCTACGTGAACGACCGCGACGTATTCGCGCAGATTGAGTCAGACGAGGAAACAACCAATGAGTGATATCGATGCCGGCGTTGAGTCGCCTGATGTGGAGTCGGAAGCTCGTGGCATGGGCTGGGTTCCCCAAGAAGAGTTCCAAGGAGACAAGTCTCGTTGGATCAGCGCAGAAGACTTCGTAGAACGTGGTAAGAACATTCTACCGATTGTTCAAGCTAACTCTAAGCGCTACAAAGAAGCTCTTGACAAGAGTCAAAAAGAAGTAGAAAGTCTTAAGAAATCGCTTGACGCGACTAATAAGGCTGTAACTGCTCTCAAGAAAGTATATGACGAGCAGACCGAGAGTAAGGTGAAAGATGCGGTGCAGCAATTGCGCCGTGAAATTAAGGCAGCGCGTGACCAAGGTGATGTTGATACTGAGATTGCCTTGGAAGACAAGTTGACTGACCTGCAACAGCAGGCCAAGGAAAGTAAGGCTGCCGCTCCCGAGAAAGACCTCCCTGATCCTGATGCTGGATTTGACCCGGAATTCATCCGCTGGCGGGATGCCGAGGAGAACTCTTGGTTCAAGAATCCTCAGACCGAGGAAGATCAGGACCGTATCGATGAACTTCTCGCTATCGGCAACAAGTTGCGGCGTCGGGGAGACACGTCTCCCGCCAAGGAATTCATGGCTAAGTGCATGAAGCTCTTGGAGGAAAAGGAGGGCGGTAAGGCTACGCCAACCAAGACGACTAGCAAGGTAGAGGGCGGTAACACGGGCGGTCGGGCTAACAGCAATAGTCGTCCTTTCGATCGGTTGAGTGCAGAGGCCAAGAAGATCTGCAACAACCAGTCCGATGACTTCGTAGGCCCAGGCAAGAAGTTCAAGACCAAGGCCGATTGGCAAGACTATTACGCTGAACTTGTGGGAGAGGAATGATGGCAACTGCTCAGGATAAGAAGACCAATCCAGCCAACGATAAGTTGGAACTGCCCAAGGGCTATAAGCCCATGACGGGCGGTCAGATGCGACTGGAAACCCCGGAACTGCCGGGCCACCACTTGCACTGGTTTCGCGGTACTCCCGGACGTCTAGCCCAAGCGCGTCAAGCTGGATATACGCACGTCCGAACCGATGAGCTGGATATCAACAACTTCGATCTGGCAGGCGACGCCCTCTCGCACGGCAGCACAGACCTTGGTAGCAACATCAGTGTAGTGAGTGGTGAGGGTGCGGATGAGTCGGGCCAGACCCCCCGCATGTACCTGATGAAATGCCCTGATTACATTTGGGACTACAAGAATGGCTTGGTCGAGAAACAGAACGCAGATACAGCAGACGCCCTCAATGGGGGTACGGTAGGTAAGGGTGGGGCTGGCGAGACAGGTAATGATGTAGGCAAGCGTTACACCGGCACGAGCAACTCCCTTTTCAAACCCAAATAACCCCTTGTTTTGAGGAATCCTTATGGCTAATGCAAATCGGCCTAGTGGTCTTTCCCCCGTTAATGACCGCGTTTCGGCGGCATACAACGGGCAGGCCAATATCTATTGGATTCCGGCTGCTGATACGAATGCGTATGCGGTCGGTGATCCGGTGGGCTCCATCCAGAATGCAGACACCAATGGTGTCCCCGGCATCACCCTCGCATCCGCAGGTACGGGTAATCCCATCCGCGGCGTGATTGTGGGCCTCGGTACGGCGAACACGGGCGGCTTCCAGCTCAATCCGGAAGGCGGCCTGTTCAACGTCAACAACCTGAATCAGATCATCCGTCCGTCCGGTGCTCAGGCGACGGATTACTACGTGATGGTGGTCGATGACCCGAACGTGGTCTTCGAGGTTCAGGAAGTGGGTACGGGTACGGCTTTTACCGCTACCACTTCGGTGGGCCTCAATGCCAATCTCGTCGCTGGTGCAAACAACGGCTACTACAGCGGTTGGCAGCTCAGCAATGTGGGTGCAGCGGTCACGGCCACCCTTCAGGTGCGTATCCTCGGCCTTGCACGACGCCAAGACAACGCCTACGGGCCGTTTGCCAAGTGGCTCGTCAAGATCAACAACCACGAACTGTCTGCCGGTACGGCTGGCGTCTAAGGAGCTAACATATGGCAGGCGTAATCAATACTGGTACCCATCCCAAACTCCTTTGGCCGGGCATCCATGCGACGTGGGGTCAGCTCTACGAGGCGCACGAGAAGGAGTACACCGAACTCTACGAGATCGACTCTTCGGAGAAGGCGTACGAACAGGACGTCCAGATCACTGGCTTCGGGCTTGCCCCGGTCAAGGGTCAGGGCGCTCCGGTTTCCTACGACAGCGAAACGCAGGGCTTCGTCTCGACGTATGTGCACACCGCGTATGCGCTGGGCTACATCGTCACTCACGAAGAGCTGCGGGACAACTTGTATAAGGAAGTGGCTACCCGTCGTGCGAAGGCCAACGCCTTCTCGATCAACCAGACGGTTGAGACGGTTTCCGCTTTCCTCTACAACAACGCCTTCAGTGGCACCTTCTTCACCATGCCGGATGGTCAGCCGCTTATCTCGGCCAGCCATGTCCAGGTGACGGGCGGTACCTTCTCCAATGCGTTGACTCCCGCTGCCGACTTGTCGGAAGCAGCCCTCGAAGATATCTCGATCCAGATCATGCAGATGACGATGGATCGTGGTCTGAAGATCGCTGCGATGGGCCAGTCCCTCCACATTGCTCCCAACGAGCACTTCAATGCGAACCGCATCATGAAGTCGGTGTTGCAGTCGGATACGGCTAACAACAACATCAACGTCCTGAAGGCGACCAACGCATTCCCGAAGGGCATCAAGCTCAATCACTACTTCACCCAGCCGTCCGCTTGGTTTGTTCGCACGAATATCCCCAACGGCATGACGTTCTTCTGGCGTGAGAAGCCGCAGTTCGAGCAGGACAACGACTTCGACACCAAGAATGCGAAGGCGGCTACGTACATGCGCTTCTCGCTGGGTTGTACTGATCCGCGTGGGATCTACGGGTCCAACGGCCCGTGACCTAGTGGGATTTAAACGGAGTAGTAGGATGCCAAGCAAAACTCTGAAGCAGCACAGATTGATGGAGATGCTGGCACACAATCCGGGGAAGGCCAAAATGAAAGGTGGCCCTACCCGGAAGGTGGCAAAGGAATTTGTCGCAGCAGATAAAAAGTCGGGCAAGTTCCGCAAAAAGAAGTAAACTCCACTAGAACGTCCTCCCCTCAAAAGGAGGACGCCTTTTATCGGCGTTCATCGGAGAACAACATGGCTGCACCTACCCGCCTCACTTCCGGCTTCACTCAGGCTGCCAAGTGGCAACCGCTGGGTGATATCGGTATCCCAGACCCCTTTTTCTACGCTTACTTCGAAGACGATTTCCTCCCCTACAACGCGGCGATCTACACGGTTACCT